TGATGAAGAGCAGTAGTCTTCCCAAGTATCCACAAGCTTCATAACTTTATTAACGTCAGGAAGTGGAACCTTTAGCACACGAGCAATGTCTCGCACGACACCTTTATCCTTAAACTGCAAGAATGTAGCAATAGAGGCAACGTGACGATACTGACGTACAAGGTAATCCTTTACCTCTTCACGTCGTGTGTCTTGAATATCTGTATCAATATCTGGAAAGTCATTACGTTCTGGATTAATAAATCGAAAGAACAGTAGACCGTGTATGATAGGGTCAATATCTGTAATGCCAAGAGAATAGCAGAGTAGCGAACCAGCAGACGAACCACGTCCTGGTCCAACCATAATGCCTTCCTTCTTAGCCCAAGCAATCATAGAGCGTACAACTAGAAAGTAAGGACCAAAGTTCTTGTCCTTAATGATCGTCAGCTCCTCGTTAAGACGATCAATATATTCTTGGTTCTGATCTAAGCCTTTAGCCTTTAAGCCCTCCAGAGCGAGGCTGAGGAGCTCTCCGTCTGGGTCCTGGTACTGAACAGGCAGTAGGTCACGGTAGTCTTGGATATCATAATCTTCAATCTTGTTTACAATCTCAAGAGTTGCCTCATACATATCCTCACGGTCAATACCCTGAGCTTTCATGGCATCGTGCATCTCTTCATCTGACAACAAATGAATGTCAAACTTATTAAATGACATCTGACGGTCTTCACCATAGAGGTAGTCGAGCTTGTCCATGAGATTGTCATACTTCTTTGTACCGTTGTATGTTGAATCTCCAACAGTTTTATTTGAGTATGAGTTAAGGATTAGTTTAAGTTCTTGAATTTCTTTCTGGCTCTTATCTGAGTGATGGCAGTCAGGTGTGACTACAGGTGTAATGCCAAACTCGTCTGCAAGCTCAAGCAACATCTTGTTTACTTCTGCAGGATTATGTGGCATAACCTCAATGTAATAGTCGTCACCAAAGATATCCTTACACCACCTGATGTGTTCCTTAGCATAGGCTAGATTGTCTGATTCAATTGCTTTAGCCAGTACCCCCGACAAACAGCCAGAGGTAACAATAAGACCTTCCTTGTATTTTTCAAGAATCTGCCAGTCAATACGAGGCTTCTTGTAGAAACCTTCTGTCCAGGCAAGTTCGTTAAGCTTATTTAAATTCTCTAGACCTGTGGTATTCTTTGCAAGAATAATAAGGTGATTATAGTTAAGATCAAGTGGGTCGTTCTTGTCTTTTTTATCTGTGTGGTCTAGGCGGTCTTTAGTAATGTACCCTTCAATGCCAAGAATTGGCTTGATGCCAGCTTCTTTAGCAGAGCGGTATAACTCACGGTGTCCTGAAAGACTTCCGTGGTCTGTGATAGCAATGGCTGGCATTCCCAGTGCAACTGCACGATTTACATATTCCTGTGGGGTAGCAATGCCATCGAAAAGCGAGTAGTGGGTATGAACATGAAGCCCAGCGTAACTCATAGAGTCCTTACGTTAGAAATGAAAAGTTTAGGTGGGCAGTTTAGTGTGTTTGCCCAGCACAGTCTTTATTACCAGTCTGCGTTAGTAGCAGAGGTAATGGATGGAGCATCGAAACCGAAATAGAATGCTTCCTGTTCAGCGTAAGGAATCTCACGAAGAACGTTTTCCAAGTTGTGGAACTCGTGGGTTGACCAGTCAAAAGGCTCTGTGTCAGGTCCCTTGGGAAGAAGCGTGTAACTTGTTTCAGTTCCCTGACCGTTACGCTTGATCTTCCAAACAACATTTGAAATACCCTTGGTGTCGTCAAAGTATTCCATCAATGTGGGTACAGCAGACTGCTTTGAGATACCCTGTGACCATACAGCCACGTAGGGGTCTTCAAGACCGTCTTCAACGAGGACGTTGCAGTAGAAGCGGTTACGTGCTCTCCAGCCAGACTTAGGCTCTTTACGAGCCATTTCACAGCCGTAGCAGCGACCTTCCGAATCGACTGTACAAGCAGCCTTACGCTTGTAGTCCTTTGGGTTGGTGTGCTCTGCAAATACACAAGCCTCTCCACGACTTTCATCGTAGTAGGGTGAATCTGCATCTAGCTCTTCTACGAAACGAATCGTAGCAGACTGTCCGTCAGCAAGCTTAAGCCAACGAACCTTTGTACCTTCGTACTTTGGTTTTTCGAGTAGGGCGTTTAGATTTTTAAGTCCCTTAATTGCACTCATATTTTTCTCCTTGTTTTGTTGAGGTTATCAGTTTAGCATAGACATGATGGTTTTGTCAAATGCAACATCCAGATTTGCAATATCTTCATCCGTCATATCTCCAATATCCTTGTATTGTTTTTCTAGTGTGATCACGGATACACGAGAGCCAAGCTTATCAATAATCTTTGACTTCATGTTTCCTCCTGCTTCATCGTTATCTGCAATAACTATTATGTTATTGAAATACTTCTTTAGCAATTCAATCTGTATGTTGGATACGTTAGAACCTAGAGTTGCTACCGCTGGAAATCCAACTTGGTCAAGGCGTATGGCATCGAAAGATGATTCAACTACATATACCTTGTCTGCTGTTTTGACCCTATGTAGGTTAAACAGAAGTTTTGATTTAGGCATTCCTGGAGTATTCTTAAACTCCTTGCCTTCAATTGATCGACCAACAAACCCGATGCACATTCCATCTGGAGCGTGTACAGGAATTGTCACCATATCTTGTCTCTCAGAAAATCCAAGAGCAAACTTTTTAACTGACTGTTCTGTTACTGATCGACCTGCAAAGTAACGCATTGCACGAGGTCCTTCTAGTGCTTGCGTATTTAATCTTTTAATTAACAATTCGTCAAACTGTACATAGTCTGGCTTAGTATATAGTTTACGATTAATCTCTGACGTAAGGTCGGACTCAGTTGCTTTAGATTTAATAAAACGTACTGCCTCAAAGTATGTACGACCAGAGGTCTTGACAACTAACTCTACTAGGTCAGCAACGTGGTGACAGGAAAAACAAAAGAATGTTCCGTTGTGCTTATCAACTTCACCTGCTGGTGAGCGATGATTAGGATGAAATGGGCAGAAGATAATGTAGTCTGAATCTACTTCTGATTCAATATCTACGCCTGATCCTGTAAGGACTCTTTTGATTTGTTCTTGTGTGTAGGAACTATTTTTGTTCCGTCTATTCCTGTTATCCATTGTGTTTTATTCTTTCCTAGGTATGTTCCATATAGTGATAATTGAAATTCAAAAATTTCTTTCTCGTGGTTGTAAAAGATTGTAAAATCTGGGTCAAGATCTAGCCTGGGTGCGTACCCAGTTAGAATCATTTCAGTTTTTAACAGTCTAACATATTCTTGCTTTAGCCTTGGTATTGCAGCTTCGTCGTGAATAATGCCATCTAAACCAAATCGCTTGATTGATTTATGATGCTGATTTTGCATACTCCATTATAACTAGTTATCTTCAAAATCTTTGTATTTATATAGACCCTTGTCGAAGTCAACCTGAACCATAAACTCACCCATAAATCCATTACGGTTCTTACGGAATACACACTCAATAACATCTGAGTTAGCACCACGACCAAGAGCCATTACCCAGTCAGCATCGTAAGCAATTTGACGTGACCAAGCGGTTTGACCCAGTGTAGGAACAGTGTCTAGCTTATTAACATCATCTGGTGTTGCAGATGAAATAGCAATGATAGGCACTTCCTCAGAGATAGCCATTAGCTTAAGTTCACGAGAAAGGTTCTTCATACGAACAGTTTCATTGTCTGACTTCTGGTTTGGTGACATTAGTTGTAGGTAGTCTACAATTACAAAGTCTGGCTTGTACTGGTCGATCTTCCCTCGCATAACTGATGGCGTAACCTCTCCACCAGAATCATTAGAGATAATGTGGAACTCAGACTTACCCTGAAGATTCTTTTCGTGCCAAGACTTAAGCATATCTAGCTCTACCTCGCCAGAAGACAGCTTGCGGTGCGACCAAAGACCATTGCCCATAATTGTGTAGACACGGTTACGAACCTCTGTCTCGCTCATTTCAAGGCTTACAACCATTGGTGACTTGCCCTGCTTCCAAGCCTGTACAGCAAAGTAAAGAGATAGCCACGACTTGCCAATGCCTGGATAGGCAAGAAAGACTCCAAGTTGTCCTGGCATAATGCCAGCAGGAAGATAGTTATCAAATCCAGGAAGACCAGTCTTAATGCCAATCTGTCCTAGCTCATTCTGCCTCTGCACATTTTCATAATACGCAATCGCATCGTCAATGTCTGTAACGTCAATGTCACGGATTGAGGCAGTATTCTTCTTAAGCTCTGAAGTCATTTGAATAAGTGACTCTAGGGCTTCTGTACCCTTGCCACCCTGCACATCTGCGGCAGTGTTGCGTAAGATATCTTTTAGGCTGTCATTAAGATAGTCTGCCTGTAGTTCTTCTAGGTGGTGCTTAGTTGCACCAACCCCATCAACAGGATGAAAATCACGGAACTTGTCTACTACAAGGGTAACAGGTGGGACAGTACCGTTATGCTCAGAGTAGTTCCTAATAAACTGCCATATGTCATTGTGAGTACGAAGAATGTTTTCCACGTTAGCTTGTAGTAATACGTGTACCTGCTTATCCTGTAGTACTGCTGAGATAAGCTTTGCTTCTGAATCATTCACTTAACCACTTCCTTGCTTGTTCACGGCGAACTGCTCGTTCGGATATGTCATTTTTTTGTTGTTGTTGTGCAGATATTAGATTATCTGTATAGTTTGCAAAATACTTCCATGTTGGGTTCTGTGCTACATCAAAATAATATTCTAATAGGTCATAGCACATAGATATGCCATATGACTCAATGAGTGCATCTGCAGCCCACTGCTCTACGTTTAAATTTACTAATGGCTTTTCCTCGTACTTTATAAGATAAAGCTTAGAGTATCTACTGAGCAAAGCCATTCGGTCTTTGCGTTCAGCCATTACTTGCTATCGATCTCGTCTTTTGACTCGTTAATCTTTTCAACAAGTCGTGCTTCCACAAACTCGTACACACGGTCAAATGCCTGTTGTACAGTCTCACCCTCACGACGTGAATCCTCAACGCCTAGATCAATGCGGAGTGATTGAAAGTTACCAAGATTGAGCGTATAGCCCAATGCAATGTTAATTTTTGTGTTTTCGTTTTCCATCTCATACCCTTCGGTTAAATACTTTCAGACCAAACAGGAACAAACCTGCCGTCTTCAGTTCTCGTATATGTCAGTATACCATCTCCCATACGTCTTGTCAACTCCTGTGGCGAAGGCGTAATGTCATTAGTAACCAGATTGTCTTTTCTTGGTCTACCAATGTGATAGGTAGCAAGTATATCACGAATGTCACGCACCTGTGATTCTGAGTAGTAACATCGAACTTGCCAGCCACGCTCTCCGCCCTTCTGAGAACCCATTGGTTCGGGGATTACTCCACGTTTCATAAGGCTAGGCATATACTTCTTGTGTCTGTTTACCATTGTTGCTGTCTCGCCTACAGTGTATGCTCTTTCACGATTCCGTTTAAAATCTGTAACTAAACAACTTTCAACTTGATCTTTAATAATGTTATATACGGACATTATTCCATTAGATCTATTAAAGTGATAGATGCGAACAAGGTCACCATTTAAAAACCAAACCTTTTTGCTACCTGGAATTATTGGGGCAGAATTATACTGCTCTCTGTCCATTATACAGGAATGCCAACGGCAATAAGATTAACTCGTACAGCAGCCGTTCCTGCTGTTTCAAATTTAATAATTCCCTCAATTGTGCTCGTGCTAACCTTTGTAAGAATTACAGTAGAGCTTTTAGTTGCTTCAGTATTACTTTCACCAATAGTTTCTAACGATGTGGATACAATTGGTGGATACTTAAATGCTCTATCAAATGTATAGGTAAATGGCTTGTCGTCATTTGTTTTTACGCTAGTATTATCAATAACATTTACAAACCCAGCAACAGTTCTTACGTCGCTTGATCGAACACTACTAATAGCTTCTTTTGCGGTTTGTATTGAAGAGTATGAAGAAACACGAAGTCCAATCTCGTTCCATAAATTATTGATCTCTTCAATTATTCTATATACTAAGGCTAGGTCAAATGGCTGACCTCTATTTGGAAGTGGAAGTTTCATACTATTATTATATCAGATTAGAGGGACACTCTGGTAGTCTTTGCAATTTGAAGAGATGAGTCTAAAACTTTACTAGTGCCTTCGATTTGAATTATTGCCGCTGCTGTTTGATAACGCAAAACACCATTCTGCGTTATTGCTGATTGAAAAGTGTAGGTTTTTTCTCCCTCTCCAGTTAATGGATAGGTTGCTAAATATCTATATTGACGATATCTTTGTTCTGGACTTGCAAGATTTGCTGTTGCAAAATAACCAGCTGAGATTGATGTATTAGCTGTTGTATTACTAGAGTCACCAATATATCTAATGTAATATGGACTTGTTGTTAAATTAAGTTCAGTAATTTTCATATCTGCCCCACCCTCAGTAGCAGTTCCATTAAGTGCGTTGGCTACCCCAGCCACATCTATTAAATCGCCAACCTTAAAATTTTTAAGTTCTTCGGGAATAAATGTTGAAGTAAAATAAATAGTCTTAGTAGTTCCAACAGAGTTGACTGTTCCAGTATAAGTTGAAAGATCTATAGAATATGAAACAAATAGATCGTAACCAGATACATTGTCATCTACCCAATCTACTACAAATTTTGTGGCTGTTAAATTATCGATTGAATTTGTGGTTGCCTGAAGTCTAGTTGGTCCATTTATATAATAGACTGGAGACCATTGAGTGGTTTGATTAAGATCAGAAGATTTTACTTTATACCTAAGTGCAAGCTTATTGCCTGGCAGTCTAGGAGGAAATGATGCCGTAGATATTTTTGCTTCAAATATTTCTTGTTCAGCCACTATACACCACCAGTATCTACAGCAAACTTAAACTCTATAAGGTTGTTTGTATTTCTTTGTTTTACTATTGGATAGTTTGTAATTGATGCACCGTTAGACGATACCGCTGTTTCTGCAAGCAAAGAATATCCAGTAAGTCCGTATAGTGGATTTGCAGCAGCAGAAGATATGTTTTCAAAACGAAGTCCGTCTAGTGCTATCCAGTGATTTCCTAGAAGTTTTGTTACTGTGCCACCATCTGTTGTATTAGAGGCTATGTTTGCCGTTGTTGTTGAATATGTAAATGTTGTTGTAGTTGGTACTGTAGCAATTTCATATACACCGCTATAGCCAGGTCTATTATTTATTGCAATTTTATCTCCTACAAGCAAATCATGAACAGTGGAAGTTGTTATTGTAGCCACATTGCTTGTAAGAATTGATGCAGAAACGTTTGTTCCAACATTAGCAAAAGCTGATGCAAAAACTTTGACAGTGTTTACAGAAGACCATTGAAAGTTTGAAGTTGTTTTAAGTTCTGACAATGATTTTTGGGCAACATAATATTGTGTGTTTGCGTTGTTTGCTTTTAAATCTGTTGAGTTTAATGAAAATTGCATATTGGCATACTCACTACTTCCAAGTGTCTCAGAGTCTGCAAACTGAACAATTATATTAAGTCCACCTATTTCTGAATATTGTGTAGCACTTGTAGCTTCTGTAATTACTGAGAAGGCTAACTTTAACAGATCGTCTGCAGAGTTTTTATCGAAGGAAAAAGAAACGTTTGTATGATGAATGTGCGATTGATTTTCGGGAAAAGAACTGTTTTCATAGATTGAGTATATTGTAGGGGAGGTGTTTATTGCCGAAGTATTTCCCCTAAGCATTAGTGTCTTTGATTCAAATCTTGGTTGTTCTTTTGATGTCATTCTATAGTAAGTACTAAAAATTGGATCATAGGAATTAATTAAAGCAAAATTATCATTTCCGCTTATTTTTATTGCAGCATTTGCATATCCTGCACCATCTACGTATGATACTGGCTTTTCAACAACGTCAGAGTGGTACTCCCAGTTTTCTGTATCTGAAAAATTAAATAATACCCTGCTGTCAATAGTGCTTGCTGTTGGATTACTTCCAGAAGGGTAGATTCCAATTTCTGTCATTCCGTATTGTTCAAGGTTTGGAAGTTCTGCAGTAAATACAACTTTAGTTAAATTGTTTTCAGTAATAATTCCACGAGAAACAATTGGCACTCTAAACATTTCAAAAGTCATTTGATCCCTATTTATAAAATTTCGTGTTGCTGTACCAGGAGTTGATGGTGTAGTTGCAATATTAGCAGCAACTTTACTAACAGTAAAAGCTGATGTATTTGGCACTGTAGCAATCGAATATGAACCATCAACTGCGTTGTCTAGTCCATCAACAAATACACCCTGTCCAGGCAAAAAGTTATGTGGGGTACTTGTTACAAAAGTTATAATGTTTGATACAAGTGTTCCAGATTCAACATTAACTGTCATTGTTGATAGTGGGTTAGTCCCACAACCAACAGCAATGTATCCAGCGTACCCTGGAGCTTGGTTTACCAAGTATTTGGCAAGTACGTTTTTACCTTTTGTTGTCAGCATATTTATATCCCTTCAAATATTATATCATCTGATACATCTGCATATGTCAAAAATTGAACCTCTATATTATCTGTAGCTCTTACGTTTGTTAATCTAATAGTGATTACGCCTGTTTCATTGTTTAGTTCTAAAAGATTTGTTGTTGTATCTTGTGGAGTATAGTTCTCTAGTAGCATATTGAAAGAAGCAAAGGTATTTGTTATACCGTCAGAAAAACTGATTGGTTCTTTTTGAATATAAGATGTTCCAGTTCCTGGAGTAGAAGTATATTGTTGATTTAGTGGGCTGTTTACAAAATCAGATCTTGAAATATCTAAAATTTCTTGACCACCAATTTCAGCAAAAATAAAGTCTGACATAGCTTCTAGAGAAAGCTCGTCCTCACTAAGAATAATGTCTGGTCTTGCTACCTTTATACCACGTTTGTCTCTTCTGTATAATGGCTCTGGTAAAAATATATTATTAGCTAATGGTGTTTCCTTGTTTTTTCCTTTTCTTCTTCTTCCTCTTGCCATTATGATACCTCACTTAAATATATTGTCATTTCAGGACCATTTTCATTTTTATTATATTCAATATTATAGATTACAAATCGTTTAGATGAACTAGCAATTTCATCAATAAGGTTTCCGTTAGTATTTCTAGTTTTATAATTAATTGTAACAATGTCTCCAAGTTGTAAAGTTGGCACTGGGAAAATTGATAGACCTACTGATAATCTTGGATCTAACATTTTTTCTATTAGCCATCCCATTAATTCTTCTGCTTGGTCTGCATTTTGTATATATGTTCCGTCAATTGAAAACTCATTACGTCCATTTGTTACACGACTATTTTTTACAAGTCTTAAATTTTTTGCTGCAGTGTTAGGATTATCTATTGAACTTTCTAAAACAGAATTATTAAAATCTGGATTTGACAAATCGCTTTTTGCTTTTAAGTATTCATCAAGAGTTAGTTGACGATCTGATTCTTGTGTAAATGTAACACCAAGAATTCTAAGATAGTTGCCGCTTGTTTCGTCTAAGTTTACTGCTGAATCTGTTGTATTAAATATTAAAAACTCTGCACCATATGCGTTTCCAACATATCCAGAAACAGCATACCCTTTTAGGCTATTAAACGTTGGTGCAATTTTTGAAATAAATGCAGGATATGCTTTATCATATCTAAAGTTAAAGTAGGCAGACTCTCTCATAATTGTTCCAAACTCTTCAAAATACATCTTATATTTTGGCGGTTGGAATGGACTAATACCCTTTATGTATGTGTCTTGAACAGCACTACTTACAGAATATTTTCTAAATGAGTTGTCACTATCTGTCTCTTCATTAAAGAGTGAGCCAGATCTTAAGGGAGCATCCTGGAGGTTAACTCCATTGTTGGCAATGTCTTGACCAATAGCATAGATGTTTTCAAACATTACTTTAGAAGTACTTCTAACAAATGGAGCAATGTTATTAATTACTGGTAATGGTAATGGATCTATTACTGTTCCAATTAGTTTTTGATTTAAGTATAAATAAAACTTTCTTCCCTCGGTAATATCCTCATACTCAACTGCTAAGTCGTAGACGCTTGGATTTTGCTCACCCTTTAATCTGTGCTGACCAGTAAATTTACCATCATCAACAACTATGTTTGAAAGACCTTCCCACAACGTATATGGAATTGCTTTGTTTGCTGTAGTATAAGATGCAACAGCGGTTAGAGCAGACAAGTCAATAGTTTGTGTAGATGTTGCTTTTTCTCCTTTTACGGTAAATTCAGTTGAGTCTGCTGTCAAAACCGTATACGGTTCCTCTGCTGTTTTTTCATATGAGCTATAGGTGTCTCCACTTATTGACACAGATACAAGGTCTCCAGGTTTAAAGGAGTTTTTTCCAATAAATGTAATTTCTTTTGACTTGTCTTCTCTTTTTATTGATTTTAAAATAGCATCTGACTTGATTACTGTTTTATAAAATAATAGATTTGCAAGTCCATCTTGATCGCCATACTGATCTATGTTAGCTGCAGTAAGTGCTGCAATTTCAAAGAAATAACCACGACTCCTAGTTTCATCAAACATAAAACTTATGCCACCAGATGATGCATAAATCGTTTTGTTTTCATTAGAGTTTGCGGTAGTAATTGTAGTTATTGGATTAGAACCATATGGACTCTGAACGCTGAAATCATTATTGTCTAATCTTCCAATAATCCTTAACCTACAGCCAAAAAGTTTTGGAGTATCGACATCGGTGTTTGCTAAATCTTTTTTAATATAAGATATAAGATTTTGTGGTTTTCCATATGTTGGTTTTGCTGTAGATCCAGTCATAATTAAAGCTGATGATTGCACTGTTCCTGTTTGGGTAGATTTTAAAGAATTTAAGGTATCTTCAGAATAATAAGCAGAAGAAAGCATGTTTTTAATAATTCCAGTTCTTACTGTTTCTTTTGCTATAGTTCGTGCTGCTGTTTCTAAATCATTTGGATTTCCCAAACCAAGCCCTGTTGTTGTAATTGGATCAGCTAATAATAAATCTCTTGCCTTAATTCCCTTTCCAGTAATATAGATTTCTTGATCAACAACTAGGTTTGCACATGGATTACTTACAATTATAATATTTGTACCTTTTACTTTTGTAACTTTAGTGTTTTCTGGAATACCTAAGCCAGTAACAGTATTTCCCTTGCTTATTCCTCTATTGCTAACAAGAGTAATTTGTGTACTAGGAGTCTGACTTGGTATTGCTACCGCTACTCGTACTGGAAGTTCTTTCTTTGATTTATCACCAAACAAATAGTCAGAATCCATAAACATTCCAAAAATATTATTGTCGTCTGTCCAGTGTGTTCCTAAACCTGCAGAGTGTTCTACTATCTTTGTATTAAATTGACCACGACCATGTTTATTTACTACACCATTTTTAAGTCTAGTTTTTGCAATTCCGTTTTCGGTATATGATTCATAGAATGGTTCTGCAAAAATTCTTACACGTCCAGTTGGATACATTTTTCCATTAAATGGAATTTGTGCAAAATAATCTTGGTATTCTTGAACATTATTTATAAAAACATTGCTTGAAGTATCTTCAATATTAAACGTCATAGATCCAGCGGCTGTTGCAGCAGATGATAAAGTAATTGTTGTTATTATCTGTATACCTGCTTTTCCGTATATATCAATAGCTGATTCTGTTTGTGTTACCGAAGATATGGTTGTGTTGGCTGCAACGTTTCCAGCACCAGAAACTTTTACAACTTTTTGACCAGGTTTTACATTTTTAAATATCCTAGAAGCAGTTGTAATAATAGTAGCATTACTGGTTGTAGATGTAGTTGTTGTTAGGTTAGAGCCAATCAGTGCTTTTGCAACGTTATATTCTACTGCATCAAACTTAATCATTTCTCCGTTTGCATAGAAATATCCATTGTAGCGTGGTATCCAATAAACACCTTCTCCCAAGTCCATTATGTTATTTACTATTTGGTTGCTCTGCACTGTAGGAATAACATTAGATAGATTTGAGTTAAGAGGGATAGCAGACAAAACATAAGACCCCTGCTTTGCTTTTTCTTCGTTTATTGACTTTGAGTTTTCACTAGGTTCAATTTCCCAAAGCAATACTGGCTTATATTGCCAAGTTTTATCCTGGTCAATAAAAGAAGCTTGCCTAATTTCTCCATAGCTTTTTTGAATGTATCGTGAAGTATATTTAATTGAGCCATCATTAAAAATGTTTTTGTTTACTGAACCGACGGACTTAATGTTTGATAATACGGATGTATTGTTAGCTGTTTTATTATTTAATATACCAGTCTTAACAAAGTCTGTTGTCCCATATAAAGTAAAGTTAATTTCTTCATCTGGATTGTTTGGTTGACGATCTCCAGGATTTGGCATCATGTATCTTTTGCTCATAAGAATAAAGTTATTGTATTCGTCAAAGAACATAGCCGTTTGAGTTGATACCGCCAAATCTTCAAGGACTTGTGCAACGCTTGTGTCTGGTGCTACAAAGAAAAACGGTATAATCGGATCATTATCATTAACTGATTTATAGTATGCATAATTTGAAAATCCAATCGAGTCCATAATCATTGCTATTGCATAACTAAAAGACACATTTGTTAATAAAATTTGTGGAGCAGTCATTGATTCAAAATGAAAAAACATGTCTCGTAATCGTATGGTTGCCATTCTAGAGTCATTGTCAAACTCTGGAAATGATTCTGCATAGAGTGTTTTGATTGGAACATAACACCATGTTGAAGTATCTTCTAAATTTTCTTTAATTACTTCAAAGAATTTTAGCTGAAGGTTTCTATTTACAAAATTAGCAATAACGCTACCAGTTGGATTTGAGCTTGAAATTTGATTATTTTTATTTAGAACTTGATCATAGTCTGCTATTGTAATTGATCCAGTTGAGGCTAGTAACTGTCCTACTGGCATACCGCTCACTCCAAGATCTGAGGCAACCCTGCTGGTATTATATTCTTTTGTAATTGAAGAAAAATCTGCAGCAAGTCGTGGAGAAAGTTCAATAAGTTCAAATGGAACATCTTGTCTACTCATTGTTTTTACAACAATTCTTAAGCCTTTAATAAACATAAACTGTTCGTATTCACCAATTTGATTTGGTGGACCAAGCTCTACAACATTGCTCAAATCAGTCATAATTGCTGTATTGCTTGATTGTGACTGTGAGCCAAGATACCATTTATAGTCGCCTTCGTTTTTACCGTAATGAAGTTCTACATACCCATCCCTTGAAATAACTGGAGAGCCACTGCTCTTACCGTCTGGGTAAAGCGTTCCAAAATCTACTGCATCTTGCCAAGTTAAAACACCTGTTTCATAATTTTCTTCAAGGTATTGAACTTTCCAATCCATTGGCACTGTTCTGTTTACAATAGTATTAGTATCATCAAACAGTGGGTCTGAAACCATTTGATATAAACCTGAATTAATTGGGTCTTGTTTTACTGAGCCAACATGTGTTTGCATTTTAATAATAATCCTGTTTACTGGAACTTTTTCTTTATAAACAATAAATGGTGCAGCATCGTCGATTAGGTATGTTGTTAGTGTTTCAGATACTACACATGCTTTAGCAGAGATACCTCTCTCTACCGCCACATTTCCAGACTGTTCTTGTCTAAACGATGTCCAGTATTTAAACTTATCTTCTTTGTCTGAAACATAATAACGAGGTCTGCTCATCATGTCTGGACCATCGCTGTGCGAGTATCGTGAGTTTACTGTGTCACCGTAATATATTGCTTTGTTAATTCCAGATCTTGGTCTAAATCTATTAAAACAATCTTCTAAAGAAAACAAAAGTTTCTTTCTTTCTTGTACAGATGTAAAGACTACTGGGGTGCTATTAGCATCTGCAGATACTCCACCATCAATAACAACATCAGAATCCGTTGCCCCTGTGTAGGCGTTCAGAGCGTCTGTAGAGTCATACGTTGTTGTTATAACTCCAAAGTTTGCAGTATTTGGATTTGCAATTGTTGTGCGGTATCTATAGTTTCCAATTGCATCAAAGTTCTCGGCATAGTTCATATTAATTTCAGCAAGGATTAGAGACTCACTATTAATAGTTGCAGATGTTTCCAGATATGACTGAACATTACTATTTACAAACATTATACCTCTTCTAGTGTAACAGAAACGTTGTAGTAATCAAAGTTATTTGCCCCACGTTTTTCAATTGAATAAGAGAAGTCTGCAAAGTACATTTCAACACCTTCGTTGTATACATCTAAATATCCATATGGATTATTTTGTGCTTCAAAGTTACTATATTTGTCATAAGCAAGGTATACCCAGAATGGTCCAGTGTGATTTTCGTACCAGTCTAGAATCTCTACCCCACCTGCACCACCATCTACCGTGTATTGAAATTCTGCAGTGTTAGCAGGATTTTTAGGATTAGTTATTCTATCAATAAATGGGTTCTGTGGAAGACCAGTCGATGAGCTAAAGAGGGGATTTCCAGCAAATGATCGTGAAGGTAGCATTTCCCAAGAAACAGAAATTGACATTTTGTCTGCAGTGTGATAAGAACGCATACGACCATTAATCATTCGATCTCTTGTTTCAATTCTTATTTTATCAACATTGATTGGAGAGCGGTTGTGGTCTGAAAGAATCAGAATAGTTGATTGACCTGTTACTGTAGCTGGTACTGTAAGTGCATTATAAGTGTCTTTACTCTCAGTCCACATCATTCCTTGTGGTCTGCCGTATTTCTGTCTACCGTCAAAATATCCCATTATAGCCTGTTACCCCTTATTCTGTAAGATTCTGTACGCTTTACGTTTTGTGCTACTGCTCGTGCAATCTGATCTGGGTTTGCCTCTGTGCTAACGTTTACGCTGATACTATAATTATACACGCCTGAAGATGGATTACTGCCACTATTGATTGCTTGTAGATTCTTTACCCCGAAATCTTGAACGGCAGGTCGTTTAATAACAAACTCTCCAGGAGTAAGCATGGCAGGAACGGTATCTGAACCTAAAGGACTTCCACCATCGGCAAAATATGAAACAACTTTACCACCAACAGAATATCTTTTCATCATTCCTCCACCAGAGTATCCATTCATCATACCTCCACTAGCGTATCCTCTTATCATACCTCCACTAGCAGCAGTTCTGTATTCACGTTTTGCAATTTTCATATTTAATCTAGCAATTTTTGCTTCTACTTCTTCTCTTGTTTTTCCTTTAAACATAACGTTTGCAAGTTCTGCTTGTCTTTGTCGTTCAAGAGAAAGCATTTGTTGTTCTTGAGCAAGGGCAGCAGCACGGACTCTTTCTGCTTGTACCGCTCGTGCAGCGGAAGCAATGTCTCCACGTGTTAACGCATCCGCAACGTCTAGCTGACCTTTTTGTTGTTCTGCAATTTTGCCATTAAGCTTTGCAATTTCTTCAAGGGCTTTTTTACGTTCATCAAATCTTTTATTAATTTTAGCTTCTTTAAGAGAAATAACATTTAATAATGCATTTTGTTTAGCTAATCTTTTTTGAAGTCTTGCCATTACTGAATCTTCTGTAGTAGTATCGGCAGGGCTTCCACCGCCCCCAACAGGAGGATCGGGAGTAGGGGTAGGACCTGGACCACTACCGCCGCCTTCTCCAGCACCTTCAATTTTACTTAGGGTCCATCGAACAAATGCTGTATCACTAGTATCTTCACCAGTTTTGTTCATTAATGTTTTCCAGGCAGTATATGCAGTTGATCCTTTATCAATACTTCCTGTAAGAAAAGCTTTATAGGTTGCAATATATTCTGCCTTTTTCTTTTTAGGAAGTTTCTGAAAAGTTTCGCTATCTAAAATTGCTTTTGCAGCCTCTTCTCCTCCGACGTAATCTGCAAGAAATTGAACTGTAAACTTTCCATCTTTTGGTGTTGCTTCTTTTATTGCATTTAGATCATTTAAATATTTTCTAATTGCGGATTCGTCAATATCAACGCCGACACCAATACCTCCAGCCTTAGCACCAAGAAGATCTTGATAAGCTCCAGTTACATCTTCTGCAGATTTTCCAGAATTTATTAAGTTTAAGGCAACTGTTACTTGATCTGATGTTGCGTCTAATGCTTGAAGTTTTCCAAGAGTATCAAGTGTTTCAATATCGCCAGAAGTTGTAACTGATAGGTTATATGCTGCAACAAAATTTTTGTTTTCTTTGGCATATGATAGTAGTGTTTCTAAAGCTCCTGGATTTAGCTCTTTAGTTGCAAGACTTGTTCCGATATTAACTAAAAATTCTCTACCAAATGCTTTGTTATTTTCATCTGTCATAAGACTCAATGCGGCTTTATACTCGTCGCTAGTCTCTCCAAAAATTTCTTTCATCATAGATATATAGGGTGCTGCATTAAAAGCTCCGCCTCGCGTTAAGGCAAATGCTTTTGTTTCTATATAAGTTTTAATTTCTTTTTGAAGTTCTCTTTGATCTTTTAGATCAGTTATTCTTTGTGACTCTAAATCTCCAATTTTTCCTTCTAAAAGAAGCTCTTCTTCTTTTGTTTTTGCTTTCTCTTTTTGAAGTTTTAATTCTTTAATTAATGAATCATATCTTGAGTTAATTATGTCTTCTCCACCAGTAGCAACTGACAGTGCAGATACTGAACCACTAAGCTGTGTTAGAGAACTGTCTGATTTCTTAGCAGCATTAAAAGCTGTTTTTGCAGCTCCACTAGCAGCCAATCCTGGTGTAAGGTTTTGTGTATTTTCTAATGTGCTGGAAGCTATTGTACTTACTCCAAGATTTCCAGAAATAACTCCAAGTGCAGCAATTATTCCTTCACCTTGTTGCTGTGTAATTACATTTTGAGAAACAGCATAAGAAATTTTATTTCCAAGAAGTTCTCCAATTTCTTGAGTAGACATATTATTAGACTGTAACGTTTTTATTTCATCTACAAGAGCCTTTCCGCTATCTGTTTCTGTTAAGTATTGCTCTCCAGCAGAAATTTGTTTTTCTGTTGTACTTGTAAGTAATTCATTTGTATCTGCCTGACGTTTTTGACTAAGACTTACTGTTCCCATATCCTCAGACATAGACTGTAATGCCTTTGACCCCATAGCAAAAGAATTTCCAAGGGCTAATGCTTGTTTACGCTGCTCTTCTCCTGCCTCTATTGTTTTATAAATTCCATAAGCTAGTAAACCTAAAGCTGCAATAACACCAACAGTTGCTGGCTTCATCATCATAAAAAGTGGACCAATCAGGGATATAGCCATTCCAAGTTCTTGAAGACCAGGTATCATGCCTACTGCTCCACCAGCCATAGCAAGCCCCATACCTGCACCCATACCGCCCATACCCTTAACTCCAGCAGCAATTCGTCCACCCATAGAATGCATCTTTACATTCATGGCACGACGACGGATCATCTTATCTCTTGCAGCTTGTTGAGATGGGGTTAGCGGTTTTTTACCTGGCTTTTCTTCTTCTTGTATAAATCTTCCTGTATCACCAATAATAATTGAAGATCCTTCTGGGGTTGTTCTTACAGGGAATCCTCCTGCACCGACTACTCCAGTCTGAACTCTTCTATTTCCTCGTTGTCCTCTTGCTCCAGCCTGTGTACCACTTGCAGCAGCTTGTCCAAGACTTTCTCCAGCTCTTGCTGCATCGTCTACTTTAGACTCAAGCCCATTAATTGCTCCTTGACCAATATCTACTCCAAGATTATGCATTTCTTGTGATGGCGATGCTGTTGCAGTGATCGCTCTAGCACCACCCAATACTGCAGCTTCAATTTCTTTAGGAACTTCTTGCCCCAATTTTGTAAAATATAGTCTAACTGTATTTAATAATTTTTGTCTAGCTGGTTGCTGTAATTCTGGCGATAAGCCCATAGCTGCACCACCCATTGGAGACATTCCACCTAACATTGAAAGATTTTCTGGTGCTAAGTGTGCCTGTGTTCCTGCAGATCCAATTAAACGACCTGCAAAATTTGGGTTACTTCTAAGTGTAGCTAATTTAGCTTTAAATGATTGTGCCTTACCCTTTAGTGCAGTATACCAAGAAGCACCCTTTTTAGTGGGTACTCCAGTATCTGGATTAACTCTAATTGCAGGTACTCTTGCATATCCTCCAGTTCTAACATCTTCTAGTGTTGGATCTAGGAGTCTTTGGGATCCAGAAACAAATGCTCCTTGTTGATCTGAAGGAAGTAGTGCAGACTTACTTTTAAGAATTGTATCTATTTCTTCTCGTTTTGCTTTTACTACTTGTGAGATATGTGTAGCATTGTCACCCATTTCTTCTGCGGTAGTTTGTAGTAATATAGATATTTCTTCTGCTGCAGAAGAAATTGGACCAACTACAGAATCGACTACGCCGTTTGAAATTCTAGTACCAGACTCAGTAAGTGTTGCTGCAACCATAGACATTGCAAGTTCTGCAATTGAGTCTGGTGCTGAAATTCCTGTTCTATCTACACCAAAGCCACCAGCAGTGTTTCCACGAGCACCAACAGTATATGGAGCAAGAAGTCTTTGTGGTCCACCAAACATAGAAACATCTTTTTTAATATTAGATTGTGAGTATCCAGGAATGTTGTCAAAAACCATTCCCTGAATAAGACCGCCATACTTCTTAGCCATGTCAGCAGGAATAACTGCTTCTCCTGGTGATAGCATTGCAGGGACTGTATCACCCTTACCCTTCGGACCAGGAACGCTAACTACACCACTAGCAAAACCTTTTGGCTTTGTGGCTGATCCAGCAACTCTACCTCCAGGCATTGCAAATCCACGTTGTGCAGTAACTGCTTTTTGATAAGCAAGCGTTAGGTTATTTAATGCTGCAGCCTCTACGCTAAAAGTTTGTGAAAGTTTGCTGTGTGACTGATTAAGTGATGCTGCTACTGCTGCTGCTTCAATTTGTTGCTGAGTCATATAGTCTGTTTGTAGACCGAGAGTCGTTGTATCTGCCCCAGATTTCTTAAATATAGTTCCAAGTGCCTGGAACATTTTGATAAGGTTGGCAACACCGTTAGCAACAAGACCAACAGTCATAAGCAAGACAGGACCAATACCTGCCACAACGGTAGTCAGAATAACAGCAAAACTCTTTGCACCATCACCCATGCTATTAAACTGATTAAGAAGTTTTGTTCCAAATTCAATAACTGGCGTAATGGCTTTTAGGAACTGTTCTCCAACAGGTGCTAAAGCTGCTTGGAAATCTGCAAAAGCTTTTTCAAATTTATAGGTAGTTGTCTCTTCTACCTTTTTAAGTTCTCGTTGGGATAAAATTGCAAGTTCTTGTGTAGTTGCTTTTGTTAGCTCAAGAACACGGCTTGCTTGTGTACCCTCGCCAATGACGTTTTGGAAAAGTGTAGATAGACGTGAGAATTGGAACTTACCAAATAGTTGCTCAATTGCACGAGCACGATCTAGTGGGTTAAGTGTATCAAGTGCGGAAGCAAAATCAAGCACTAGTCCTTTAATGTCTCCCTTGTTTGAGTTAACAATTTTTTCAATGTTAATTCCAAATCCTTGAAGCATTTCTTTTGCTTTTCCAGTTGGATTAATGAGTGCAGCAAGACCAGACTTGAGTGCGTTAGCACCTTCAGAAGCATTAATTCCACCTTCCTTCATTGCTGTAAGGAAGAATGCCAAGTCCTCTACGTCTCCACCAAGCTGTTGAACAACAGGTCCAGCCTTGGGAATAGCAATGGTAAGGTCTTCAATCGATGTAACAGATTGGTTTTCTACTGCGTTAAGGAAGTCAATTTTATTGGCAAGATCTTCAGTAGCAACACCAAAAGCGTTAGTAACAGACATGGTTGTTTCAAGAGCCTGGGTTTGTTCTACGTTACCAAGAACTGCTAGACGAGTAGCTTGAGATATTTGAGCTAAAAGCTCTTGACCTGACTTACCAGCAGCTGCCGCTTCAGCCGCAAGTCCTAGGGTGTCTGAAACTGCAACACCGTACTTGGTATACTCTCCTGCAAGAGTTTTGATTGAATCAATCATCTGGTCGGTTTCTGCAACTGTTGTAGAGAAGTCTCCATAAACACGACGAATTCTAATTACCTGCTTTTCAATTTCCATAAAAGATCTGGCAGCTGAACTAGCAAATAATGTGAGGGGAAGGGTAAAACCAACCATAAGCTGACGACCAGCCCACTGAGTATTCTTACCAAAGTTTAGAAGATTAGTAGACCCTTGCTTAAGCAATTGATTATATAATTGCTGCTTCTGTGCAGTAATCATTGTTTGTGTTGCAAGGTCATTCATATCAAGAGTTAGTGGTCTAACCTTGATTGATTGTAGTGCTCCGTTGGCATCACGACCCATTGAGATATATTGAGTCTGAAGATCTTTGACTCTTTCGGTAGCTACCTTTGTAATTGTTTCAAATTCGCCACGGAAGAATCGTCCGAATGTTTTTGTTGATGCCCCAGCGTATCTAAAATACTGCCCCATCGAAAGTTTGTTTTTCTCAAGGGCAGTAGTAAATGCTTCGGTGGTTGACTGAACCTTAGTCATTCCAGCTTGGAACTGACCACCAGCATTAATAGAGTTTATTAGGTCTTGCTGTAGTTTGGAAGCGTTTTGACCAGCTACTGCTCCACCACGAGCCATCTCTGTGTGAAATCTTGCGATTTGACCTTGTAGTGCTTTAAGTGCTGCAGTAGCAGCGGTAGTGTCAATATCTATGCGTATATTAGCATTTGCATCTTCAGCCATTCATTAACACTTCCCCTTTTTAGTCTAGCCCATAAGACCAGCTACAGTATCTGAAAGGTTAATTCCAGATGCTGCTTCTACCACCTTATAAACGGTTGGTAGATCAATATTGTCCTCAAGAGCGGCTACATCTGCTGCTAGTTCTGGACTATACTGCTTCATTGCAATTTGAACACACTTCATAAGTATATCCATTGACTTTGCGTTATCATCTGCTACCTTAGCAATACCCTCAAACTCCTTCATAAAGTCACGAAGTAGTGAGATCTTAAGTGGACGAACATTAAGTACTGTTCCGTCCATAAGTGTGAGCTGTGTAGCTTCATTAATTGTTGTTGCCATTGTTTCCTCCTTGTTAGGCTTATTAAATTATATCACAGAAGAAGTTTAGTTTTCGACTAGTTTTTCATAGCCTAATCCCATACCTATTCCAAATCCAGCTTGTGCAGCATTTGCTCCTTGTAGGGCTACTACGTCATTTGAATTACTGGTTGCTCCGCCACTAAAGAACTTGGCTTTCTTCTGCTCCCATAGATCTTGGCTACCACTCTCTTTATCAAGGTCTACCCCCTGGATTCCAGCCATAAACTTTTTTTCCTGGTAATCTAAATCTCTTTTTACGTTAAGTATTGATGTTAGTTCTGGCATAGATATTGATGACTCAAGCTCTTCAAAATCTTTCCATATTCCTAAAAGAAATACTTCTGCTTCTAGTGTTGCTAGATCAAGAGTCTCCCAGGTAGATCCACTGTCTACTGCCTGATCTTTTACTGGTTCTTCTTCATCGTCGCCGTCAATTTTAATTCCAGCTCCAATGTCTAATACTTTATAGATAGCTGGAAGGTTAAGGTTGTCTTCTAAGTCTTCTATTGTTTTTATAGATGGATAGAATTGTTTCATACATACCCTCGCACATTGTGCTAATGCTGAGATTGCTTCTGCATCATCTTTTGCAAGTTTAACATTTTCAAACTCTTTCATAAATTCTCTAAGGTATTTAATCTTTAGCGGTGTTAAATATATCTCTGTTCCGTCTACTAGTGTAGTAGTTCCTGTTTCATAAATTTCTGTTGCCATACATCTATTGTACCAAAAACAAAACTGCCCAGAGCCGAAACTCTGAGCAGTCCTGATTATATTAAATTATGATGCGAGTGTGCGGTCTACAATCTTTCCATAAGACGCATTGTCGTTAGGAAGAAGTCTAAATGAGACTTCAAACATTGTAGCTTCGTCACGCTTTGCTGATACTGTAACACTTTCAATTGAAAGAGCACGGAATGCAACGTAGATTCGCTCAATTGATGAACCAGCTGCACAGTCTCCTGTACCTGGACCAACTGCAACGAGACCACGCTCAACTGGACATTCGCCAATGTTTCCTGCACCAAGATTTAGAACTCGGTCACCGTCGTAAGTTGGTGTTCCGAATGCACTCTGTGATGTAACACTGGTGTATGTAGCTGAAAGGTCGCTTGACTGTCCTGCAATTGCAAAGAGCAAGTTATCTAGTGTTGCTTCAGCAAATGCTGTGTTAAGATTAACCTGCATTCCCTGCTTGTAAAGCTTAGCAACGTCAAGAACCTGGTCAACCTGTACCTCACCGAAGTCAGGCTGAAAAACGATTTCAAGACCGTTCATGGTGTAACCAACGTTACGGAAGTCAACGCTATTTGTTGCATTTGCAAGAGTTTCCTTGTACGAAATGTTAGTTTGGAAGTTGGGCAAATCGATTTCAGCTTGAGTGTTAGTAATACCACCACTTGTGTTTTGACCGATTGGACCATCTTGATATGCGAAAAGTGCTGCTGCACCAACGATGATGTTAGCACTTGTACCACGTGAATAGGGCATATTTTATTTCACCTCTTTCTTGTTATAGAGTTTGGGTGGGTGTTTCCTCTTTATAATTATATATGGTTATTATGCAAATGAATCTGATTTGTGCCAATCATAGTCAATAATTATTTTATTCCCTGCATATGTACGAGCAGTACCAAAATCTATAATGTCACGAGTTTCCTCAAGTTGGTAGATTTTAATTTCGTGAAAGTATGGCAGTAAAAAGTCTGTTCCATCGAAGGTGACTTTCTTGTGAACTTTGCCATCTACCGTTACTGTACCGCTTACCTTCGAAGCAATCCAAGCATTTAAGTCTTTAGCAGAATCATCTCCGTTGTCCAGAAGATCTTGTATTTCTTGTGTCATTTCTATAAGGTTTACTACAGCTGTTTCTGTAAGTGCATAAAAATAATATAATAGTTGTTCACACTTAATGTATGGAAATGGTCCCCTACGCATTTTAAACATTCTGTCAAATACCGCTGCTTGTCCCTGAAATTGATACCTTGATGTACCGCTAGAAGTTAGCACATCAAGACTGAAGCTTTCTGCAACAGTAAAATCGCTAGGGTATGTTGGAAACATTGGGACTGCTCCAAACCCTCTACCTGCAAGTTTTTCTTGTAGGTATTTATTTATAAAGATTGGGGGATAGTAAATAGCCATTATCGTTTAACTCCTATGTTTGCTACCCAAGTGTAGCCTGTTGAAATACCAACTGCTCTACCGCCACGTTTTCCTGCTGATAGATTTTTTGCAAAAACTGTAGGGTTTTGAATGTAATCCATTACACCACTAATTCTTAAAAAGGCTTGTGAGAAAAAACTGTTAAAGAATGAATCAAATGTTTTTTCAAATCCACCCTGAGCCTGAGCTCCTCCAGGACTGTCAATTACTATTGGACCTTTAGTAAATACTTGCTCTCCACCATCTTCAAACGCAAGCACAGATGCATTACGAGGTCTGATTGTAACAGGGATACCATTCTCTATAATTCTTGCTTTGTCGTAAAATGGAACGGTAGAGCCATTTTTTACAGATGTTGACTGTCTAAATGTTGTTTTGATAGATAGTCCCATTCCAGATATTGTGTAGTCAATGTCAAACAATCTTGCGTTAGGACTTCCAGTCTGATTCCATTCATACATGTGGTGAAGAAGTCCAGGATTGGTTCTAGCAGAAGAATCAATATACTGTTTAATTAATTGAATAGCATCTTTACCTACAGCATTAAGAATGTGATTTCTTCCTCGCTTAACACCTTCATTAAATCCAAAAGAATACTGAACAATATTGTTCATCTCTTTAAGGAATAGGGTGTCATTAAACTTTGCTCTCATTATACATCTGCTCCCTGGTTTTCAGAGCGGCGTAGGACAACCTTGTGGTATTCTACTGTTCCAAATGGATTAACAAATGGTGCTTGAGTTGCAATCTCAAATAGTGTTGATCTTCCGTTTCTTGGTCCAGATGTTTCAAGGTAGATTGGATTGTTAAATTTATCACGAATATTTGTTATGACAACATTGGTTGCTGCATTCTTTGCATCAACGCTTGAAATACGAATATCTTTTTTAACTCTTCCAAGAAGCAGTGTGTCTGTTTTGATGTTTGGGTCTGGCTTAATATCTTCTTTGTAGGATACGCCAGCTTCATTAAATGAGCAAACAATTGTTTTATCTAAAATCCAAGTTTTTGTAACATTGCCATAGGCAGTTGTTTCAGCAATTGGATAATAAACATCTGCCATCATAGGGAACATAAAGTCTGGGGTTTCACAGATAGACATTATAATACCCCTAATCTTGTGATTGACTTTGCATACTTAGAAAGTATCTTGTCTACAAGAATGTTACCTGTTCCTTCGAATGATCGCTTGTCAAACTGTAGTTTATACTGGTCTGTATTGTATGCTGTGACATATCGTTTGTAATAGTCAAGTTGACCGCACTCAATGTCTGTTATCAGTAAGCCGACGGCACGAGCAATGTCTGATGGGACTGATGTGTATCCAGACTCTACAACAACTCTATAGTCGTATGTTTTAGGAAAGCCACCCCATACCCCAAAGTTTAAATCTAAGTAGTCTGTGCTTCCAGCAGGAAGAATAAGACTTGCACTTTCACCTCTATTTAATTCTCCTGTATAGCTTTGAGTTATAGAAGTTTTATCTTTTGTAATCTCAAAATTACGCACATAGGCTGTTGGGTTGCTTGCATCATAAATAAGAACGTTGTTCTCGTAAACCTGCAAAAGCTTCTTTGCATCTACCCATAGTGGCAAGTAGTCTGCTCCAAGACCAGTAGTCTCAAAAGTTGTTTTCTTATAGTAAAATCCTTGTGGAATTACAGAGTCAACAATTGCTCTTGCCAATTCTTCATTAAGTGTTTTTGTAGCTATGTCAGATGCTGTATCTGCTAGTGTATTTGGGTCTAGGTATGGTCTACGAACCTGATATGTTTCGTCTTGAAGAACATCTCCAGATGCATCTGTAATTACAACTCTATAGTCTGAGTCATACTTTCCTGACAATGTAATTGTCCATACATAAGCTGCATTGTCTGTTACAGTTTGTGTGGTTGAGCTAAGGTCTGCCAAGTCGGTAATGGTTGCTGTAAACAACTCATTAGTTGCATAGCTGGCTGGTATAGTGTATGTAAATCCAACGCTAGTGTATGGCGATAACCTTAGTAATTCCATTAAATTCCGTACTCCTCTGCAACCTCTTCTGGGGTTGCGGTACGCACGTGATCTCGCTTAAGCCACTTTTCAGCTTCTGCTTTATCTACAATGTTGTACCCTTTATTAATCTTCCCTACGCCTTCCCACAAGACATTTCGTGTAGAGAACAATGCTACTGTTTCTTTCTTAACAACTTTAAGCTCTACCGCCTTTACTTTTGGTGATTTACTTGCGGCTCCTGAGCCGATAGCATCATTTTCTGTTTGTGTGATTGATCCAAACTTTTTGCCACCATTGGCAGTGTTACGAGATGAACCAATTACGTTATTTTCATCTGTTTCTGGTATACCTTTTAATTTTTGTTTTAAATCTCCAATTGATTCTTCTAGTACTTCTACAGAATTATCTACTACTTCTTCAATTGTTTCTAGTACTTCTTCAACTGTCTCTTCGACTGTTTCGATAATTGTTTCATTTGACATTAGAAACCTCCTTCAATAATTATATCAGATAGTAAGAGAGGCAAGGACCGAAATCCCTGCCTCCCTAAGAGTAAGACTCAAATTATGAAGATGAATCCTGGCTATCGCTATCAACCCAAGCTACAGCGTCTTCCTCTTCCCACTGAAGTCCGAAACGAACGAATACGGTGTATTCGATTGTATCTTTCTTCGCAACGTACTCACGGTTTACAGTGATGTCTCGCTGGAAACCCCAAATGCGGTTTGAAGGGAATGTAAGGTCGATGTAGTTGTCTGGGTAGTAAGGAACCTCCATAATTGGAATACCTAGTACACGAGTTGTTCTAGCCTCTCCTACAACCTGGTCAGTACCTGCAAGGTATGCATTACGGTACTGTTCGGTCCAGATGTTGGTTCCGATTGTTCCGTGGTTGCGAACGATGTTCTGGAAGGTAGCAGTTCCTGTGTAGAACTTGAGACCATTCTTTAGAGCACGATACTTGCGTGGTAGTGAGTTAATGACACCTTGAAGAACTTCTGGAGTCCACGCACCGCTTGTAACAGTTGCAGAATACTCGTGAGCATCTCCACCGAAACGAACCTTGCGAACAAAGCCTTCCATAATGTTAAGGAATGCGTTGCCTCCAGTACCTGTACCATTAATGGCAAGGTCCTCAATGTCATTTGCGAATGCATTAGTCATCATACGAACAAGGTGGTCCTCAAGGGCTGCACCTTCAATGTTGTCTTCTAATGCTTCAGCAGAAACTTCCCAGTCAAGGCGAAGTTTCTTTGTTGTTAGTTCAACCTTAGCAAAGGTTGCACCTGCGTTTGTATATGTCGCGTTAGCCTGGTTTGCAGCACGAATAACTCGTTCTCCAACGTTGACCTTTTCGAGTTCCATTGTATTGGCTCTCATTGTGACACGACGACCATCTTTAGCGAGAACAGTACCGTCCCAAACGTAGTCAATAAATCTACGAGCTTGTTCGGGCATTAGAATACCGACAGCACCTCCATCACTAGAAGGGTTTACAGCGTTTGGACCAGTTGTAACACCAAAGTTTGCAGTTGGGATGTTTCCTACTGTATTTGCACCAGGACTTGCAACACCACCAACTCCTCCAGATGCGAATGCTCCTTCACCGTTTACTTCTGCGGCTCCGAAACCAGCTGCAGCTGGATAGTTTTTAATAATTTCTTCAGACATTTTGTCACCTCCTAAGTGATTTTTTATTTGAATAGATCGGCAGTTTTGAGGAAACGTCCGTCCCATAGGGATTTCTCAATCTTATCTGATTGATTTTCCTGTACGATCTCGCCTAGATCGCCAGATTTGCGGAAAGCGGTATCTGCTTCAACAGCGTCAACCCTCTTTCCAAACTCGTTAAACTCGCCCTTTGCCTCTGTTACCTCATTTTTTACAGAGTCAATTGACTTGCTTAATTGTGCAATTTGTTCGGCTTGTGCCTGAACAACTGCTGTTAGATCGCTAAAGGCTTTTGTAACGGTATCCTTGATTTCAGCAACTGCGTCTACAAGAACTTCGTCTGACGTGGATACTGAATCAACCTTTTCAGCAACTTCTTCATCAGCAACAACCTCTTCAGCTGCTACTTCTTCTGTTGCCTCTTCTGCTACTTCAACATCTGCCTCTGGAGCGACCTCAGCTTCGACAGCAACTTCTTCTACTGTCTCAGCGACTGTTTCATTTACTTCATCAGTCATAGGACCTACCTCCTTAGTTATCTTAGAAGTATTAATGCCTTTAGCACTATCTACTAAGAACTTTACCATTTCTGGTTTTTCTGCATCCGACTTCTCTACAAAGCCGATGTTTTTCATTTCAGCACCAGTTGTTGGGCTGAGTTCTGATTCGTTTCCTGAGAGCATAACAATACCGTTTGCTTCATCCCAGAAAACATTTTCAATCTCTACATCCATAGCATCTCCTTTGATTACATCAATGCCGTCTA